AAAGCTAAATTACCAGCTGAATTAACATCATACACAGAAAACATTCAAAAACAACTCAGAGAACTCCGTGAAAAACTCTGGCAACTCCAAAATGTTAATACAGCGCTTGCTGCGGCCCCTCTCGGCCAAGGTACTGAATTTAACTTTGACGACCTAGCCCAAAAAGGCAAAGAAATTAACGAAAAAGCCCACAAAGTATCTAAAGGCTACGTCAATCTTGCCCAAATTGCTGAACACCTCGAAGAACTCGTTAATCGCATGAAACCCGCTGCACTCAAAGGTGGATTACACGATGCCCTCAAACATTAAATAATTTATTTAATTTAATATATAATTAAATAAATTTTCTATATTAAAAACATGGATAATACTTATACCGATTACATTGAAGATATTAAATCACTCAATAATTCTATTTTAAATATTTCTTTAGAGGATATAAAATCTACTGAAAATATAGATAAAAATGATAACGAAGAAGATTCGATTTTTATTATAGGTGTAGCTACTATTGAAGTCTCTAAACCTGAACTACCAAAACCCGAAGCACCTAAACCTGAACCACTAAAACCCGAAGCACCTAAACCCGAATCAAAACCCGAACCACCTAAACCAATTCAAAAAGGATCATTTTCATCTAATAAATTAAGAGTACCAATTGGTCAAATTATCGAACCACCTAAATTAGTAACATCTAGATTTAGAGGAGGTACAACATCTATTGACATTAACAAAGTAATTAAATTATTAAATATTAAACCTAAACTAGCTGAACTTGTTAAATATATCTACCTAACCTATGGTAAATTATTATCAATGGATGATATTATAGAAGTATTAGTTGTTTTAAAATATAGTGAATTTACTAACACCCCAATGCAAGATATATCAACTATACCACCTGAATTTAAATATAACTTTACCGATTTAGTTAAACGTGATATTAATAATCCCGAATTAATTAAAAATTATAATACTAACATTGAAAACATTAATAAATTAATAAATCCAATACAAAACGGTGGCAAACCTGAAGATAAAACAGTTGAAGAAAAAATTAATGATAATGTCAGAAGATTATCTGATTATCTCAAAAAACATAAAAAAGAAACAAAACAAAAAGGCGGTGATCCATTAGATGATTTAATAACTAAAGTTACTGTTGAAATAAGCAAACCATCAAATCCCAAAGAACTAGAAGTAAAATGTAATAATTGGGCACAAGAATTAATAGGTATGAATGTAGTATATAAAATAATAAAAGATAATGAATATGGTATTGCACGATTTTATCTTGAATCAGATAATCCTAAATTAACTACTATTTTAGATTTCATTAATTCACATGCCTCTATTTTAACTTTTAATAGTAAAGCACCATATAAATTTGCTAATCCAATTGCCCCAGTACAAACATTAGGTAATGATGTAAAACCATTTTATATTTCTGATAAATTAAAGAAATATTTTGAAAATAGATACAAAAATTTAAAATTAATAAAAGATGCATTATACGTTAGCATTGATGATGAAAAAGAAATACCAGTTACATATGAAGAACTTAATAAACCAAGAGAAAAAAAACCAACCAAAGAAATTATTGATCAATTTAGAGCATTAATGAATATTCAATATGGTGGTGCAGATCAAATAGAAATTAAGAATATATACACAAATAAAATAACATGTATTGAAGACTGTTTTATTTCTAGACAATACAAAAAATTTCAACAAATGATAGTTAATTATTTTAAAACACAAGATTTAGAATTAGCTAAATCAGAAGTAGAAAGCTTGGATAAAGATATTAAACAATTAATGGAATTAGAAGATAAATTAGTAAATATGAAAGAAATTTTTAATAATTATAAAAAAATACAAGATAAATTTCCTCAAAAAATAGATTCTCCTATTACATTTGACCATATCAAAAAATTATTAAAAGATAATAAGTTTTTAATAGATGATTACGGTAAAATAAATCAAGAATCTCTTGATAATGTTAAATTACTTGAAAAATACTTAATTGTCCAAGATGAATTAGAAGATACTTATAGACAACCAACAATGCAAAAAGAATTAACTAGTATTATTCAATCTAAACCCAATTTATCACCATTATTAGTAGTCCAACATCCATCAATTAAAACAAATCCAGATCCACCAAATATGCAAGCTAATTTAAAAAAATATATTCAAGCAGGTGGTAACTCTAATATAACAAATAAATTTACAGTGTTCCAAGAACAAGAATATTTCACTACAGATACGTTTAAGAAAGTATTAAAACAAATATCCTAAACAAAAGATGAATAGGTCATTAAAGGTTTGCGTAGCAAACTGAGGAGCAAAGCTCCGAAACGCAGCCGCAGGCGAAGTTTTAGTTATCAAACAACACCCGTGCCCTCCCATTATCAATCCTCAATACATTATACGACATTCCATACACTCTACATAATGCTGGATTAGAATACGATACGCTTTTACTTAATATCAATTGTAAAACTATATCGTCTATCTTGCTAAAATTACATGCCCCCGATGGTTGATATTGCTCAGGTGAAAAAGCAAATGAAAAGACCATTACCCCAGCTTGTGGTGTATGACTATGACCACGTAATACTTCTAAATACTCAAAATAATTTGAAGGTCTCATAGAAATACGATCTTTACCATTTAATATTAATTGACCTTGTTGAATTAATGATTTACTACTAGCTAATATACCATCTGTATAATTAAAAACATCACGTAATCCACCTAGTACTAAATATTGTGGTTGCACTCTAAAAAATAATTCTTTGGTAGGATGAATAAACCCTAATTTAATTTGATTTGCACTATTATATAATATTCTTTCAGTATCATTTTGGACATATTCAAACAATATTTCTAAAGTTGCACGAGAGAATTTTAATTTTTCTTGATCTCCCAAAAAATAATAATCCACATATAAATAAGCATTTGTTATCGTTAAATTATTTAAAAAACTTAATGTTGTTGATTTACTTATATATGTAGTTTCAGTACCCACAACATTTGTTGTATAATTTGTATCTACACCAACTAATGCAGAATTTGTAACCCCATTTGAACTTCCAGTTGTTACTAAACTAGTACCATTATCTATTTTAATATAATTTAATTTTTGTGTGAGTGGATTAAATGACATATATTTCATATATACACTCGCATTACCTTGTGTTTGTAATATATATTCACCATAATTAAAATTTAATATATTTTTATCAACAGTTATACTATTTGTAGGACCATATAATAAACAATTATTTAAATTATTAAATTCCACGTGAATTTTAATATCCGAATGATACATTGATACAATCGGTAACGGTAATAATTGACGACAAAATGAAAATAATAATGGCACCCATAATGTAAATGATGGTTTTCCAGCAGTAAATTCATATATTTCAGGTCGATCACCAATCATATGATGTACTTTATCTATATCAGTTAATTCAATCCAAATATTCATCCAATCACCATACTCTCTATCAATAATTCTACCACCAATTTCTAATTCAACTGTATTAATAATAGATAATCCAATTTTTTTATTCCACGCAGTATAAACTGGTATTCCATTAAATGTAGCTGGAATAGCTGGTAACTCTATATACAAATATATTTTACCAATCATATCACCATTTTTTGATAACGTGGTAGAAACTTTATTTCCAAAATTAGGTGTTAAATTAAAATACTGCGGGATAGACTCATAAGAAAAATTGGAATATCTATTGTAAGTAGCATGAAAAAAAGTTATTTCAGGTTTGCTAGTTAAATAAATATCTTGTTCGCCATATGCAACTAATTGTACTTGTCCATTAACCATATTATTATATTATAAATTAATCTTTATTACAAAAAACTTCGCAAGCTCGTTTCGTCAGCTACGCTTCCTCAGTTCGCTGCGCTCACCTTACATGGCCTAATAATATACCTAAAGACGCCATTAAAGGTGAGCGCAGCGAACTGAGCAAGCGTAGCGCCGCGAAACGAGCCGAAGGCGACGTTTTAGATTTCAAAAGCCAAACCTGCTTGACCTCCCATTATTCTTAATAGGTTATAATTAGTAGCTATAAATTTAACACTATAGGATCCATTATCCGTATCTAAAGTAAAATATGTGTCGTCTAATATAGAAAAGTTACAAGATCCAGATGGTTGATATTGCTCAGGATGTCTAGAAAAAGTATATACATGTAATCCATTCATAGGTATATTTAGAAATGGCAAAAAATTGACTAGAGTTGTTTGATCAATAGTTGAATTAAATCTTTGCTGACCATTTATTCTTAATTCAGAATTATTAATTGGTGATTTATCTTGTATTGGATATTTAGTAACTATATCATTTAATACTACTGGTATATATGGTATTTCTGGATTTTTAGCATATAATGTAGCATAAAATTTTCTTGAAAATATTGTAATAGGATTTACTTCATCTGATCTATCGTAATTTGATAATAATCTATAAAATTTAGATATAGTATAGTTAAAATATTGTTTATTTGCAATATTTATTAATGGTTGAGCAAACCAATATAAATTTTTTACAGGATTAGAAAGATTAATTTTAGCTTTAAATTGAGTACCAACATGAGTGTAATCTCTATAATTTTCTTGTTCTATTAAATATTCATGCTTACTTCTAGCAAATTTAATTCTTTCTTCATTATCAAGATAAATATATTTTAATTGAAGACTTAATTTAGGTCTATTACTAGTAGTAAATGTAGTTAATGGATCACTAATAAGTAAATTTTGTAATTGTTCCATTTGAATTGTTAATTTTACATCAGAATGTAATAAAGCAATCATTGGTATGCTCAATCCAGCATTACCAAATCTATTAAAATAAAATGGTATTGGTATATTTAATTCATATTTAGGTAAAGGATTAGAATTAAATGCAGTTAATTCTGGTACATTACCAATCATTTTATATAAACCACTTTTTTTACCTTTAGGAACACTAGTATCACCTAAAATATTCATAAAATCATTAGTTATTCTTTCAATAGTGGTAGTATTAATAGCTAATTCATAATATTGACTAATATATTTACCTAAATCTTCGATCCACGCATATCTAGGATTATTAGATGTTAAATTAGATACAGCTGTAATTTGTTCATTAACTGCATTTTGTCCATCATAATTTCTTATTTCATTATTATACGCTAATAAAAAGTTATTTTGAATTTGCGTAGTACTTGTTAATAATTTATTCTCACTTTGTGTATATAAACATAGTGGAGCTTGAATATTTATATTTTGATTATTTAGAACTGCATAATTATAATATTCAAACGTGTGTGTTACTCCAGTGAAATTATTGTTAAATAAAGTAGATTGAAATATGATTGGAACATTAATAACATTTATATTTTTATTAGCCAATTGTCCCAAAATTTGAGAAACAAATAAATCTAAAGTTCCATTTGTTTGAGATATAGCATTGGATAAAGGATCAGGTTGAATAACCAGATAACCATCAAAGTTTGTATATGAAGGATCTAATGTACTAGAATTAATATAAGTATATAACCCGTATGTCTCTAAAAAGTAAGAAGGTGTTGTATATGCATTATCAAAATGAGTATATACACCTATAATAGTTGTTGATGGATCAGAAAATGCAAAGGTAGCTGGTGCTGCTAATCTTAGATTATTTTCTGGGATAGCATCAGTAATAGAGCTATCTACAGGATTATTATTATTGTCGGTGATAGAAGCAATATTTGGATTAATTGAAAATACATTCGGTGACGCTAATTGAGAGTTTAGATTAATTACCGGTGACGCTAATTGAGAGTTTAGATTAATTACCGGTGACGCTAATTGAGAGTTTAGATTAATTACCGGTGACGCTAATTGAGAGTTTATCTCAATTACAGAATTAACAACAAATGAATTATTTTTACCGAATATTTTAACATATCTTGTA